GCAATATCAAGAGCACAACTAGTTAAAGAACTAGAGCCAGGTTTGAACGCTTTGTTCGGTCTGGAATACAAACAATATGCAGACGAGTGGTCTGAAATTTTCGACACAGAAACATCTGACAGAGCTTTCGAAGAGGAAGTAATGTTAGCTGGTTTTGCAAATGCGGCGGTTAAACCTGAAGGACAAGGTGTAGCTTTCGACGATGCGCAAGAAACTTTCACAGCTCGTTACACTAACGAAACGATCGCTTTAGCGTTCGCAATTACAGAAGAAGCTATTGAAGATAACTTGTATGACAGACTTGCGTCTAGATATACAAAAGCTTTAGCAAGATCTATGGCGTCTACTAAAAATATCAAAGGTGCAGCGGTACTTAACAATGCATTTGATGCAAACTTTGCTGGAGGGGACACTAAAGCACTTTGTGCTACTGACCACCCAACATTAGCTGGCGATTTTTCAAATGAATTAACAACACCTGCTGAACTTAATGAAACTTCATTAGAACAGTCGTTGATTGACATCGCGGCTTTCACTGATGAAAGAGGCCTAAAAATTGCGGCGCAAGGAGTTAAATTAGTAATTCCTTCAGCTCTTCAATTTACTGCTGACAGACTTATGAATTCTGCTGGTAGAACAGGCACTGCTGATAATGACATTAACGCAATCAGAAATATGGGAATGATCTCTGGTGGATATGTAGTAAATAACTACTTAACTGCTGCGAAGAAATTCTTCATCAAAACTGATGTGCCTAATGGTCTTAAACATTTCAGCAGATCACCTATCAAAACTTCAATGGAAGGTGACTTTGATACTGGAAACGTTAGATACAAAGCGAGAGAAAGATATGTTTTTGGATTTTCTGATCCAAGAGGTATCTTTGGTTCAAACGCAACATAATAATTAGATATTAAGGGGCGGTCACAAAATCGCCCCTTTTTCAACATAGGGTGAGAAAATGACTAAATTCCTCATAAATATCTGGGCTTATCAATATCATAGTAGATTTGAAATAGAATCTAATGATAACGCAAAAGATGTTGAAAATGCTATTGTTGACAAACTAGGAGAAAATAGTATAAAATGGGAGTATCTCGGAGAAACTTACGATCCGAGAACAAATCGAATAACTTTTGAGGAGGTTGTTGATGATACAAGACCTATACAAAGCAAAAAGGTCCTTGGAGTTGAAGTGGGAACAAGAGCATCTATCTAACGGTAGATATACTCTAGAGATGGTCAGAATTGATGACAAAGTTAAAGAAGTCATCACAAAGATCAAGCTTGAAGAAGCTGCCATTGCACATAGACAAAATACTGTTGAAGGTGCAGCTCCACAAGTTTCAGTAGCTACTTAATAAAAAAGCTACATCGTTGAATAAATATCATTCACATTACAGGCTCTCTTGCACTCTACTAAAAACTACTGTATATTCTAATCACTATACATTTAATAAATGATGAATGCTGACGCGTATAGTCGACAACCCTAGAGGACAGTATTCAGATATTCTAGGAGGAATATAATATGGCAACAACTACTTTTTCGGGACCGATTAAAGCGGGAACGATATCAAATACTACAGGTACAACTGTCGGCGATAACGTTGCAAACGTTGGTCAAGTTGTAATGTCTCAATCAATTATGATTGATGCAGCAGTCGCAGCTGGAACAACTACTTACAACGTAGGTGTAATACCAAAAAACTCACAACTACTTACAGCTACAATTAGAGTTGCAATAGCAAGTGACCAAGGTACTTCAGCAACTGTTTCAGTTGGAAAAACAGGATCAGCTCAATTCTTTATAGCTAATACTAACATCAAAGCTCAAGGAGAAACTTCTTCTATAGCTAACGGCGCTTTAGATGAAGCTGATAGATTTGATGCTGATACACAAATTACAGCGACTCTTATAGCTGCAGGAACTACTGCAACTGTAGGTCAAGTAAGTGTTACTTTTACGTATGTTCAAGCTAACAACTTATCAGACGCAACAGCAGTATAATAATTAATTAAGTGTGGGCTTCGGCCCACACAAAATTTAACAGGAGAAAATTAATGAGCACATATCCAGTAGATATAAAATCAACAACAGCCTCAACCGTAGCTGTTCATAACGCACTTGGCACAGGAGCACCCGGTAGAGCTTTAGGTCTTTTTGTATCTAAAGAAGGTGGTCAAGCTGCAACTACAGTTAAAATAAAAGACAATACAACTGTATTAGCTGAATTTTTATTTCCAGCTGCAACTCAAACTAATGCCCAAGGTTATACTCAATATATGCAGTTTCCAGGAACAGGTTTGAGAGCATCTACAAGTTTAAAATTTGAGATTGTAACAACAGCTACTTCAGTAACATTGTTACACGGCTAGGAGTTTAAATTGGCTACAATAACTTATAAAGTAACCGTAGCAACGGGAACTAATCAATACGGTACCGGTAATAAATTTTATATTAACGGAGAGGCTAATGTTGTCTTGTATTTACAAGAAGGCAATACTTATATCTTTGATCAATCTGATAGTTCAAATTTAACTCATCAACTAGCTTTTTCAACTACTGCTAATGGAATTTGGGCAACACCGGCAGGTGTTGCTTATACTACAGGTGTAACTACGACAGGAGTACCTGGAAATGCTGGAGCTAATGTAACAATTAATGTTGCACCAGTTAGAACAACAGGCGCTCCACTATTATTTTATTATTGTACTGCTCACAGTGGTATGGGTAATACTGCACAAACTATTTCACCTACTTCAGAAACTACAGAATTCAATCCACAAATAGATGAGATAATAGAAGAAGCTTATGAAAGAACAGGTGTATTAGGAACTAGAACAGGTTATCAATTAAGATCTGCAAGAAGATCATTAAATATAATGTTTCAAGAATGGGGTAACAGAGGAGTTCATTTATGGAAAGTAAAACTAGCTAAAGTACCACTAGTTGAAGGACAAGCTGAATATAGTTTTGCAGCAGATTCAGAAAATTTTCCTGATGATATAGACACAGTTTTAGAAGCATATTATAGAAATAATTCTACTACAACTGCACCAGTAGATGTAGCACTTACAAAAATTGATAGATCAACATATTCACAAACACCAAACAAATTAGCTAAAGGCACACCATCACAATACTATGTAGAAAGAAAATTAAATCCTAAAATATTTTTATATACAACACCAAGTTCAAGCGTATCAAGCACAACTACACCAAGTAATTTTCAATTTTGTTTTTATTATTTATCAAAAATTCAAGACGTAGGTGCATACAATAATACATCAGATGTAGTTAATAGATTTTATCCATGCATGATTTCAGGTCTTGCATATTATTTAAGTCAAAAAGTTTCACCAGAAAGATCTGGAGAACTTGAAAGAAGATACGAAAGCGAAATGTTAAGAGCTCTTGATGCAGACAATCAAGGTACATCTAGTTTCATATCACCACAAACATTTTATGGAGATGGTGTATAATGGGTAAGTATGCAGCAGGTAAAAGAGCATTAGCAATTTCTGATAGATCAGGAATGGCATTTCCATATACTGAAATGGTTAGAGAATGGAATGGATCTTTGGTACACACTTCAGAGTATGAACCAAAACAACCACAACTAGAACCAAAACCAGTTGGATCAGATCCACAAGCTTTATTTAATCCAAGACCACAACCAGCATCTAAAACAAGTTTAATACTTTTAGGTAATAATCCATTTACATCTATTATTTCTGGTGGCACAACTTATGTAAATGTTTTTTCAGAAGATCATCAAAGATCTGCTGGTGACATTGTAAGATTTAGAGGACCTCCTGTCGTAACAAGTGCAGGACCAGGTGGTGCGGATGAAGCAGATTTAAAAAATTTACAATCATTTGGAACTATTCCAACATTTGATAATGTAAGTGATTTAAATAATGCAAATGGTTTTACTATTGCATTAGGTCAAATAGATTCAACAGGTAATGTTACAGGTGCAACAACAACCGATTCTTTAACACAACCAATTAATTATTTTTATATAACAAGCACTAGTAATGCTACATCAGGTGGTATATCAGGTGGTGGAGCAAACTGTTCAGCGGGACCAGTAACATTAAAGGTAGTAAACGGATAATGGCATACACTTTAGACAATTTAAGAACTGATATTAGATCATACACAGAGGTTAGCAGTAATGTTTTATCTGATTCTGTTTTAGGAACAATTATTGTTAATTCAGAAAATAAAATTTATAGAGAAGTTGATTCAGATCAAGATAGATTTTATGCAACATCAAATGCTATTGTTGGAAATAGATATGTTACTATTCCTGACAATTTAAGATTTATTAGATATGTTCAATTAAAAGACGAAGCTGGAAATCAGTTTTATTTAGAACAAAGAGACACTAGTTTTATGGCAGAATACTATTCTACACCTGGTACACAGGCTGTAGATATACCTAAATATTATGCTAATTGGGATGAAGAATTTTGGGTAGTAGCCCCAACACCCGATAAAACTTACGAAATTACTTTGGCTTATAACAAACAGCCTGATACTATTACTGATACAACATCTAGCCCCGCTCCAGCTACAGTTGGGACTTATCTGTCAAATAATTATCAAGATTTACTTTTATACGCTTGTTTGGTAAATACATATGGATACTTGAAAGGTCCACAAGATATGTTACAATACTACCAAGGGGCTTATGAAAAAGCACTTTATTCGTATGCGATTGAACAACAAGGTCGTAGACGAAGAGACGAATATTCTGATGGTGTTGTTCGTACTGTGTTAAAGTCAGAAAACCCATCAAGTAATAAATAAGGAGATAAAACAATATGGCAAATATAATACCAAATAGTTTTAGAGGTGCTCTCTTCGAAGCGAATCATAATTTTAA